CACGAAGAAGCTTAACGTTACCTATTCTAGCCTGAGACGCTAACGGCTCGGCTCTCTGTGTCTTGCTCCCACTCTCTTGAGAGTGCATTACGGAGTACCCTGCTAGCTGCTTAACTAAGTACTTAACCTGGAACTTCCCAGCAGAGCCTGGATCTTGAGGTAGGTCTTGCCTGCAGAGTATACCGTCTGCAGCTGCAGTATTCTTGAGTAGCTGGGGAACGTCTGCAGCGTCTTTACGAGTCCTTACTACGTCAGTGATATAGTATGTACCGTCCAGAGCACGCTTCATCTTGACTCCAGCTGTGTACGCTGCAGTAGTAGTATCTGTTCCTGCTAAGTCCCAGCCTCTACACTCCTGCCCGTCCTCGGGTACTTCGTCTACTATATTGTCAGGCTCGAACCAGCCCCGCTTGAACATTCCACCTCCACGCGGAGCAGGTCTCTGCTGAAACTGAGCAGCTACCGCGTAGTCTGTCATTGCTTGCTTGTCCCTCTCTACAACCTCCTCAGGCATACGCTCAGGCCACAGTAGCTCATCCTCCTTCGTTCTCGGATCTTTGAAGCCGATAGACGTAGTACACTTTGCTTCAGCTTCGTACTCCATAGGTAGCCTCAAGTGCTCGTAGCCTAGCTCCTTCTTCAGGATGACTCCTGCTACGTCTCTCTCATGAGCACGCTGCATTATGCAGATTATGGCAGAGTTAAGGGGTTCGTTAACACGGGTAGGTACAGTCTCCTCGAACCAGAGTATAACTGCTTCCCGTTTAGCGTCAGACTCTATGTCTCGTACGTTGTGAGGGTCATCAATTACGAAGCGGTCTCCACGCTCACCAGTACCGAGGCCTCCTACAGACGTAGCAATCTTGAACCCTGTACGGCTGTTCTCATACTTCGTCTTCGTGTCCTGGTCTTCTACAATGTAGAAGCGGTCTCCCCAGAGTCTACGGTACCACTCAGAACGGATGATATTACGGCAGCGTCTGTTGTCTCGAATAGTGAGGGCTTCAGAGTAGGAGGCACATACGTAGCGGTAGTCCGGACGGTTAAAAGGCCCCCATTCCCAAGCAGGCCAGAATACGTCCACCGTCAGGGACTTCATACAACCTGGAGGAACATTGATAAGCAGACGTGTTATATCTCCTCTACTGACAGCTTCGAGGTGTTCACATATAGCGTCAATATGCCAGCCTGGTACAAAGCGTCTACCAGGCTCCAGGATAGGCCACGCCAGCTCAATGAAACTCCGTAAACTTTCTTCAGAGTCAGCACGGTCTAGGTCATCTCGGAGCCTGCCCAGATCCAGCCGCTCTATCGAGGAGTCTCCGTAGTTCATTACGTTCAGCCTTGCTAAGTTTGCTCACGTCTACTGTCTCTATAGGGCCTCCGTCCTGCCCCGTGTGCTCGTGTCTCTGTACGTCCTTCTGGTCTAGGTAGTGCTTACCGAGGTGCATTGCCATTGAAGGATTGACGGTAGCAAGTCTCCACTGCTTTCTACGTAGACTGATCTTACCTAGCTGCTTCCCTTCTTCGAGTGCTCTACGTATTCTCTCGTCAGTAGCTTTGAGCTTCTTTAGTGTGTGCTCTCTAATACCGAGAAAGCCTGCAATCTCCAGCAGTGTGCACTGCATAGCTGCAAGCTTCTTAACGTCAGCAACCCGTACTTTTTTTGCTGGAGTTTTTTTACTCATCTCGAAGGCAACCTACCCCACTGCTGGAGACCTCGTCAAGCACAAAACTTCTTACATTGCAAGGGGTATCTCGCATTCTGCACGAGAATTACAAAATATGTAAAAGTGTACGCTCTCGTAAGTCCTTATCTTTCAACAGAAGTCTAGTGGGGCTAGTTTGGCACAGGCATTGCTATAGAGCACAGTAGAACGACAACACTAACCTTCAACAAAGGAGACCTACAATGAAGACCACGAGAACAAAGAGCCGCTGTGAGTGTGGCAAGGTCAAGAGTCAGTACGCTTCTCACTGCAAGGCCTGTGACAAGAAGCGTAGTGAGGCTCGTTACGAAGAGGCCCGTAAGATCGTTGCCTCTGGTGTCTGCCCTAAGTGTGGTTCGGGTCTCCGTCATAATCTGTCAATACTGGGCTGGTGGCAGTGTGAGCAGTACGGAGCTGAAGGGTTCCGTAAGGATGACAGCAAGCCTAGCTGCTCATTCCAGACTTTCACTCAGTAACAGGGGGAACTATCATGAGACGGAAGTACAGATACAAAGAGCGCAAGGAGTACGAAGAGGTACTCAGCAAAGTGGAACTAGAGCTACTTATCAGTAGGTGGGTAGCCTCCCATAGGTGGGACAAGAAAGCTCCAGAGATCAAGGTTACCCGAGGGAACTATACGCTTGAGATCTGGGAAGGGGCAGCGTATGACTACGGACAGTTCACGTACCACAACCCTACGAACGGCAGACCCTCGGTAGACTTCGTAGAGGTAGAGCGCTGGTTACATACCTGGAAAGAGCACTACCGTAACTGCCCTCTCCGGAGAACAGACGAAGAAGCCGTAATTATGTGGAAGCTATACACGAAGGTTGACCGGAAGTACCGTGAGTTCGTGCAAAAGAGGATACAGGGTAGCTAAATCTGCAACGTTCTATCTCCTTTGTTGTCAAGCAGATAGGCTACCCCGAGAAGGCAAGTGCAGACTGAGTGCTTGCCTTCTCTTTTTGTCCTCGATCAGAGGGAACCACAGGGAACAACAAGGAGCGCTGACCCGCTCTCCGTAATTGGCACAGGCCTTGCTGTATACCAGGTCAGAACGTCAACAAAGGAGAGAGAAGATGAAAACAACGAACGAAGATAAGAAGAAGAGAGAAGAGCTGGAAAGCCTGTGGAACGTTACCACAGTCACCTACGAAGAGCAGAAGCCTGGAAAGCTCGATATCGTAGACTTTGATCCTAGCCGCGTCAACCGTCCGAGCAATAATCCGGAGGTGCGATAATGAACAGCAGAAGCATTAAGGTTCCGGCTGAAGCAGTCCGTACCCGTGAGGAGATCCTCAAGGACGCGGTTATTAGGAAGACGAGTGACGGCAGAGAGTGTGTCTGGGTTACCTGCTGGAACTGTGGAGGCTCCGGTCAGTACCCTTCGAGTATGATACCTCCTGGACAGTGCAGACTCTACTGCTGGCAAGGCCGTACAGCTGCTACCTTCGGCAGGCTCCCTGTTGACATTGACAAGTACGTTAAGAGAGAGCAGGCAGCAGACCGCAAGGCCTACCGTGCTCCTATCCTGCAGGCTCAGAAAGAAGCTGAGAGGAAAGCTCGTAAGGAAGAGCTTCTAGCTAACGTTGATCCTCGTATCAAAGCTACTGCAGACCGCTACGGATGGAACCTCGAAGACCTACCCGAGCACGTTACGCTACCGGCTAACAAGCCTATCAGCATTGCTCATGACCTCGTTACTCACTACCTCAATAAAGGTGAGCTGTCAGAGTCACAGTGGGAACTGCTTACGGGTAAGCTCGTCAGCTGGCAGGATGACGTAGACAAGAAAGCCCGAGAGCTTAAAGAGAAGAAGGCAGCGTCTGACTTCGTAGGTACCGAGGGTGAGCGTGTCCGGAACGTTGACGCTTCTCTAGAGTTCTTCAAAGAGCTGGAGCCTACTCAGTGGGGTACCTCAACTCTGTACGTCTTCCGTACTGCTGACGGTAACCGGCTTACGTACTTTACTACTAGCTGGATACGGGGGGCACACGTAGACAAGCTGCCCCAGAGGGTCAAGATCTCTTTCACGGTGAAGAAGCACGAGACCTACCGTGACGAGAAGCAGACCATTATTAAGAGGGCTAAGGTTGACTTTGTGAAGGAGGCAGAATGACAGTATCAGTAACCACAGAGAAGAGGGGAGCAGAGAACCTACCTGCTCCTCTCAAGCTGGGACTCGTGAGCATCTATATGAGAGGGTTACGGGCCTTCCACTTGAGAGAGACCTCTACTTCTCCGCTACCCCTATGTCCGAGGCCTGCCCCGCTGCCCTCGTGAAGCTCGGACGGTAGCTCCCCCTACCCCGAGCGTGAGAAGAGCCCCTCCGGTAAGCGCAAGTAACCCAGAGGGGCTCTCTCGTCTATAAGAGAGGATCTGCAGTAGGGTACGTTGTTACCGCGTCTCCTCCTGCACTCTTGCTCCTAAGAATTGAGCTAGTACGTACCCGCTAACCGAGACCCGATATCTCGTGCTAAGCACGTAACCGGCTCCCTACCTGAGAGCCTGGTACGAGGTAGGACGGGCAAGAGTGCTACTAACACGAGTAGAGGCATGGTCAGTCCTCCCGTGCTAGGTATTGCTGAGTAGCAGCTATTGTACGCTTGTCTCCGTCTCCTCCGTGGAGTAACCAGCGTACTGCTTCGTGTACTACCGTCTGGAGAGCTAGACACTCACGGCAGAGCGCTAGGAGATCCTGCTTACCCTTCTCTCGGAACTCAAGGTCTCTATCTGGTTCCTTACAGTACGCTGATATCTCAGCTATACGTGTAGAACTCATACCCTTGACCGTAAGCAACCCTTGACGCTCTAGAGCTGCTTCCACTTCGAGAGACGGCTTTATAACGCAACCCTCAGACAGCATCTGCCTGAAGAGCTGCTGCAGTTCTTCTAGTCTAATCTCTGCTTCTTTGCTCACGGCTTCCTACCTCCTGGTATCACGTCTAGCCCTGGATCTGGTATCTCGTTCTCAAAGATTACCTGTATCTCGTTAGTAGTGTCCTTGCTGGTACGTGAGACGTACCGTAGCAGATCCTCTAGAGTAGCGTCAATATCCCAGACCTTAGTAACAGGCCTGATACTCTGAGTAGCTGCTCCCTGCCCCTGCAGGATAATAGGTACCTTGACAACGGTAACAGCTCTCTTCTTTGCAGGCATGAGGTCTCCTCTCAGTTCTGTAGGTGTGTTGTGTCTACTACTGCATACGGTATCGAGTCAGTCAGTATGAAGTAGCTCTCTTCCGTGTCATAGATAGCAGCTTCTATCGGCTTGAACGTTGTAAACTCCACAGGGTACGTAGTGAGCGTGCTATCATCATAGACGTTATGTGTATCCGGCTCCTCCTCTACCCAGCCGTACAGCAGCTCCTGCTTATGTACTAAAGTCACCTCCGTTGAGTCCGGCTCTTCTCCCTGCTTCCCTGGTTCGGTACCTTCCCAGATCTCCCAGACGTTCTGACCCGTTGAGTCTGGGGGGAACCTGTACACACTATGGAACCTGTCAGGCTGAAGCCCGAAGAGTAGCACACGGGCAGTAACAATAGCTACCGTGTACTTGAAGGGTAGAGGTATAGGAGGAGGGCTCGTGTCTGGTAGGTAGATCGTAGAGTCTGGAGCCTCTACTACGAGAGTGTCTCCACTCATATAGATACTAAAGGTATCCTTCCTTGTCTCGTTGAAGACTATTGATCCTATAGAGTCAGATAGTGCAGCGTGCTGCAAGTAGTCTCTGTAAAGGTATCCGTCTTTGTTCCGTGGTTCCTCTTGATACAGCCACATAGTAAGAAGAGCTAGACCCGCAAGGAAGGACGTTACTACTACCGCTACTCCTGCTTTCTTCATCTGGTCTCCTCTGCAGCGTAGTACCGAGTAGGGAGAGACGAACCCTCCCCACTCGATACATTGACTTACCGGACGGGGAGACTATTACCTACGTCTCAGCCACCACAGCAAGTCAATAAGCTTGCAGTCCATTACTCACCTCCTCGTTGTTCTAACGTTAATCCGGTTGCCGATTGAACGTTGATATAACGTTATCATAGAGGAGGAGCACTTACCAGCACTCCCCCTCTCTCCGCTCCGCTCAACTAGAGCTTTAGCGTCTCAGCCACCAGAGCAAGTCAAGCAGAAAGATAAAACTCATGACTCACCTCCTAACAGTGGCGTTGTTAATCCGAAGGTTTACACAACCTCCGGCTAGACCTCGGGGAGGGGAGCCCCTGATCTCCCCAAGAACCCGAGGTAACGTGAGGGCCTCTGACCGCTCTCACGAAGACTAGCGCTTAGCCCTTCCGCGTCTATGTGAGGTATCCTCACGGAAGCGCTTCTTACGTTTCCTCCGTCAGGGAGCAAAAGGAGTGACAGCACACGTAGTAGTATCTACGTCCTGTCCTCCGTCTCCTGTGACCGTCAGAGATACGTTGTAGGTCTTAGATCTCGTGAACGTGTGCACAGGGTTAGCTACCGTATACTCAATCCCTCCGATATTCCACAGGAAGGAGATATTATCTCCGCTTGATCCTGCAGAGCTGAACTGAATAGGAGTGTTGACCTGACCCGAATAAGACCCGTTACAGTTCGCTACCGTAGGGTTAGGAGCAGGAGGAGCTACTACACTGAGAGCCTCGTCTACGTCCGCTATGTAGTCAAGATCTGGTGTAGTGTCCTTCCCGTGCTCGTCTAGTTCCGTTCTCACCTCCTGTAACTTCTCCTCGTCTTTCTCTTCGAGGGTTCGTAGGTGAGGGTTCCTATAGGTTGCCGTCATAGTATAGCCCCCTTTGTAAAGAGGAGTCCAGCCCCGTTAAGAATTGATAGCGTAGCACTACGCTTCCTGTGTATCCCACTTGACCGGACTCCTCCGGCTACCAGCCTCCGTAGAACTTCTTTTTATCTCGTTCGTTCTCTTCCTTCGTTCCCCAGCGTAGGTTACTAGCTTTGTTGTTACCAGGGTCATTGTCAAGGTGTCTTACTATGGACTCTCTGTCTCCGTATACAGGAGGCTCCCCGTGGAAGGCTCTGCATACGAGCCTGTGTAACCAGATACCTACTCTCTGACCGTTCCGGTTAGTGAGCTTGATCTTGAGGTAGCCGTAGGGGTGTGATACGTGAGACTTGATCTCGTTACCCGCGTACCTTCCGTGTACTTTGTATACTCTTCCTCTCCTCGATACTTCATAGTCTGGGAAGTCTGGTACTGGTACACGTCCGTTACGCTTGCTCACGCTCCCCAGCCTCCTTGAAGAGATTAAGCAACAAGTCTGCCCCTTCCTGACTCTGGCAGTAGTCCAGGTACTCAACGATCTTTGCTATCTGCTTCACCGTTCCCCCGAGGCCGTTACCCGTCCTCATATACTTGTGAGTGAAGATCTGCACACCAGCAAGAGCCCCGAGGCAACCTCCCATCTCTGGAGGGGTGAAGTGCTCTACCTTCTCACGTAGCTGCTTCTCATCCTCCACACTCAAGAGGTATGCCTCGTGACCTGGAGCAGGCCCTACCTCCTCCTGGAGTCTCTTAGCATCCTCTAGCATTCTCTTGTAGAGTCCAGTCATTCCTTATCCTCTTACCGTGCAGGTTGGTAACGTGTCTAGAACGTACGCGGCTATGGCCTCGGTACAGACTCACAAGATAGAAGAGATGCAGAGTGCTCTTGAGGCTATGTGGAGATTAACTATCTCTGCCTGCAATCAAGACGAGGTTA